ATGGAGATACTGTTTGCTTTTCTTCTGGTAGAGTTGCAAGAGAAAAAAAAGATGACGTTGCAATAAGAATATTAAAAGGAAATAAAAAATATATTTGGATAAAAAGATAGATTTTTGATTTAAAATATTATCAATGAATAAAAAAGAAAACCCAACGCTTCAGCTTTGGGATGAATTTTTTTAGAAAAAAATATATGGCTTTTCAATATATAGTTGCTATATTATATATAAGGTGGCAAATAAATGAAAATAGCAGATGCGAACAAGGAATATAGCTACACACCAACTCTTGTATATAGTTGTCAATATCATGTAATTTGGGCAACTAAATATAGACGGAATGTTTTGACTCCAGAAGTTCAAATAAGGTTGAAAGAAATAATTAAGCAAGTTAGTGAAGAAATGAAATTTTCTGTTTTAGAAATGGAAATGATGGAAGACCATGTTCATCTTCTTCTGGATGTTAATCCACATATAGGAATATATAAAATTGTTTCTCAAATTAAAGGGCTGTCTTCAAAACTTCTTAGAGAAGAGTTTAATTTTTTGAAAACAAGGCTTCCTACTTTGTGGACGAGAGGAAAGTTTATTTCAACTGTTGGCAGTATTTCTTTAGAAGTTGTTAAAAAGTATATTGAAGGCCAAAAAAACAAATGACAAAGAATGAACAAATTAGACAGACGAGAATGGATACGAGAGCAAGGCGCAAGACACAAGAGTGTAAAACCTACTGTGTTAAGTTCGACATGTCTAAATTGTCAAAAGAAAAAAGACAGTATTTAAATAAGTTGTTTTTAGAAGCAAAGTGGGTTTATAACTACTGTCTTGGTCAAGAAGACGTTTTTAACATTTCTTACAAACTTAAAACTGTTGATGGACTTAATAAAGAAGGAGAGGTTGTTAGTCATGAAATAAATGTTTTGAGTTCTCAAATGCGACAAACACTTATTGAAAGTGTGAAACAAAACATTTACAACTTAGCTCGTGCTAAAAAGAAAGGATTAAAAGTTGGAAGACTCAGGTTTAAAAAAGAAATTAATAGGATTCTATTAAATCAATTTAACAGAACATATAAAATACTTGGAAGTAATTATATTAGCCTTCAAGGATTCAAAAAAGCATTTAAGGTAATTGGCCTTAAACAGATTCCAAAAACGGGTGAAATAACAACTGCTAATTTAGTTAGAAGAAATGGAAATTATTTTATTAAAATTTCTGTTTTTACAGAAAAAGTTGAATGCGTAAAAACTGGGTGTTCAATTGGAATAGACTTTGGAATTAAAACAGATTTAACGTTTTCAAATGGCATTAAAGTAAATACTGATTCTTCTTTGAAGAAGGTTAAGAAAGAACATCAGCGGTTAAGTAAGAAAGTTGCTGGCAGCCGGAATCAATTCCGGCAGAAGCTCAAGCTTAAAAAAAGTTATGAACGTCTTGACAACAAAAAGAATGATGTAGGTAACAAGGTGGTTTCATTTTTAAAAAACAACTTTGATGAAATCTGCATTCAGGATGAAAATCTGCGGGGCTGGCATCACGGTTGGTTTGGAAAACAAGTGCAACAATCTATTTTGGGGAGAATTTTGTCAAAACTGAAAATGTGTGACAAGACCAAAATAGTTAAAAGATTTTTCCCCACAACTAAAATGTGTTACAATTGTGGGGAGGTTAAAAAAATTAAGCTTTCGGAACGTCGGTTTAGTTGTAGCTGTGGTGTTGACGAAGACCGAGATGTGAAGGCTGCAAAAACTGTTTTGTTTGTAGCTGCGGGGCGCAGCGATTTCAAGCCTGTGGAGAAATTAGCCGCTGGGAAAATGCTGAATTATTTCAGCAATTTTTTAAGCTATACTTCTGTGAAGCAGGAAGCCAACTGATTCATCTGTTGGTAGCTCACCTTAGGAGAGGGAAATGATTCTCTATTTTTCTTTTAATTTGGGCGAAAAAGATTTTAGTGGTTTGCCAACCTATAGCAGTATGTTCTTAGAAAAATTTAAAAATAAAGAGGCAGTTATAATTAATATAATTGCAGACCCAGATGAAAATATTGAACAATACAAACAAAGAAGATATGAAAATTTATATATATATGATTGTTATTTACCATCATTTTTATCTTCCTACAAACCATCTCTTGAAAATAAGATAATTGATATTGTTAGCGAGTTTGATATAGATAAAATAATTATGCCAGATTACTTGCTTGAAGAATACATAGAAGCTGTAGATAATAGAATTGGCTTAAAGAAAAACAATATTAAGAAAGTTTTATTTGTTCACTTGTTGTATACTGGACTTATGCATAGATTTTTGCATGAGCCTTATTTTGACCAGCATATTCTTAGTTCTATGACATATCTTGGTAAAAATGCACATATAGAATGGCGAGCAGTAATAACAAGCGATATTATTATTTGTAATTCTGAGTTTACAATGAATGAATTGAAAAAATATTATGATGACTGTAACCTTTCTCAGAAAGAGATATATGCAATTCCTCTTGGCGTTTTTAAAGATGAGATACAATTTTCTCCAAACTTGGAAAGTAAAAGGTGGGCTTATTTTGGCCGTCTTGATTCAATGAAGGGTCTTTGGTATATCAGTAAAGACATGGTTCTTAACAAAGAGCTTTATCAAGAAAACCCTCCAATTGTTTGTGGAGATGGAATGCTTGAAATGCTTTTTATGAAAGCGAACTTTTTTGAAAAACTTGTCGATTATAGAGGATTAAAAAATAAAACAGAGTTAGCAGAAGTACTTAAAGACGTTAAGTATTGCGTATTCCCAAGTATTTATGAACCTTGGGGGCTTGCTCTGACAGAGGCTCTTGCTATGGGGAAAATATGTATTGTTTCAAATTACGAAACTGGTATGCTTGAACAAGTAAAACATTTAGATAATGCTATTTTATTTGATTTCAGAAATCAAAGTATTATTAATTTTATTAATAGATTTAATAATAATGAATTTGATATTGATTTAAAAAATATGAGTAATAGAGCAAATGAGACGGCAAATGATATAGACGTTCATTTTGATAAATTAAGGAGTGTATTATGTTAATTGTTTTTCGTAAAGGTGATACACCAAAATCTAATGAACATTTTAATGTTAAGCTGATTGCACAGAATCTAAAAACATTTGAAACAATATTTAATTTTAGCGGTAATTTTGATTTATTTTGTGATTCATATAGTGGTGAATTTAATATTGTTAATGATATTCCATTAAGTGGAAATGTCATAGGGTATGATGAGCAATCTTTTGCGCAGCGATGTATTCCGGGCGAATGTGGAAATTTTATTGGTTTTAATGAAATTAAGGATATTAAATTTCAATTACTTAGAGAAAAAAGAAATTTTGATCTGCAAAAAACAGATTATATCTTCATTTATGATAAAGATTTTAAAATTGATAAAGAAACAAAAGATCGTTATAAAGAATATAGACAACAGTTACGAGATTTACCACAATCACATGATGATCCATTTTTTATTGAATATCCAGAATTTTTATAAAAACTTGTTTTTTTAATAGTTTTGATTTATATTTTAAATATAAAAAGAAATTATGGAGTTTTGATGCATATTAATGATTTTATAGCTCAAAATAAAAGCCAATTTTCAATAATTGAGAAAAAGAATCCGTTTAATTCTAAAATTAAATTATTTTTAATAGGATTTTTGGATATTTTTTTATTCTTCCTCTCAAAGAAGAAAATATATAAGTTATTTTCTTTTGATGAAGTTAAAGAGCCGGAAAACTTATTGTTTATTTTGAATTTGAATCTTTTTGCAGAAAAGAAGTGGAATTTTGTTTCTTCTACAACATGTATTGACATACTTGATAATGTTAAATCAAAAAAATTTTATATACTTTCAAGAGATTGTGGTTTTTTTGTACATTTATTTTATATTAAATATTTAAAAGCAAGAACGAAACACTACATTACATTGATGCAAAATTTTATTACCACATTTTCTGATGTAGTTGAGAATTTAAATAATCTTCAAAATAAAGAAACTTCTTCTGAAAACGAGTTACACAATTTGGATGTTTTTAAACAAGATCCTAATTTTTTAGATAATTATTTAAACAAATTTTTTAATTAATTGGCTGGTAAATATGAAAAAAAGAATATTAATTATTGGTGATAGTGCTGCATTAAATACAGGCTATGGTGTTGTTTGTAAAAATATTGGTAATTATATTATTGAAAATTCTGATTGTGAAGTAAAGCAAATTGGCTTGTATCATCATTATTATCTTAAAGGAAAAACTAATGATGTAAAATTTGAAATTATTTCACAAAGATACAACGCCTTACATCCTAGTATTGATAAATATGGGCAAAAAACATTTCAAGATGTTATGATGGAATATTGTCCCCATGTCGTAATAACGATTGGTGATCCTTGGCATTTGTTTTATGTAAACAATTCCGCTGTTAGGAATAAATTTACATGGATTTCTTATATTCCAGTTGATGGAGAACCTTATCCAAAGGTAATGTTTTTTGGTGGAAAATGGTTACGACTTTCTGATGTGTCAAGTGCGCCAGATATTAATATTGCTTTTACTGATTTTGGCAAAAAGGTTTTAGAGGAGGCTGGTGTTCATGTTGATTATGTTATACCTCATGGAGTTGATACAAATATCTTTTTCAAGAAGGAAAAGGCAAATGATTTTTCAAAACAATATTTTTCTTCAAAAATTGAAAATTTAAATAATATTACGATGTTTGGTTTTGTTGGAAGAAATCAGTTGAGGAAGAATATCCCATCTATTTTAAAGGCATGGTCTATTTATAAAAATAGATATAAGAATAATGAAAAAGTAGAAAATAGCTATTTATATATACATACTCCCGCTGATGATACACCGAATGGTTTTAATTTATCTGAAATAATTCTTAATTTAAATGAAAAATCTGAAGTTGATTTAAGAAAAAATATTATATTACCAAATAATTTAAGACAGGGGAATGGATTAAATGAAGTTGATTTAAATAACTTATATAATAGTTTTGATTGTTTGGTATCTGGCACAATGGGCGAGGGTTGGGGTTTAACACATTTAGAAGCAATGGCGGTTGGCGTTCCAACAATTCTTCCAGATTATAGTGGTCATTTACATTATGCACAAGGTGTTTCTTGGCTTATTCCAATTAAAGATTATTTTGTTGAATTAATTTCATCTATTAATAGAGCAATAATAGATGAAAATACTTTAGCGGATATGATGAAAAAATTTGTTGATTTAGATAAAAGTGAACTTTCTCTCTTCCAAGAAAAATCAATTCAAAGAGCTAAAGAATATGATTGGAGTCTTGTTAATCAAAAGTGGCTTAATGTTATTAACGAAATAAATGTAGAAGATTTCTCCTTTGATAAAGAAACTTTTGGTTTAAAGCCACAAGATAAAGTTTTTATTGATGAGAACAATAGGTTTAAAATTGTTGCAGAACCGATAGATAATAATTTGCAAACAGAAAAAGCAAAAAAAATTGGTTATATAACAACATATAATGAAAAGTGTGGTATTGCCACTTATTCAAGAAATTTGAAAGATTCTATTGAAAAAGTTGTAAATGAAAAATGTATTACTGTTTTTAGTGAATTAAAAGATTATTCAATTTTATTTGATCAAATTGTTAAATCAAATATTGATATACTTCACTGGCAGCATGAGCCGGGGATTATTTTTTCTGATCACAATTTAATGAAATTTTTAATGGAACTTAAAAGAATTAAGCCAAATATAAAAAATGTTTTTACATTACACTCTGAGGCAATGCAACTTATTGATATGCTTGATGGTTTAGTTGATTTTTTTATTTTACATAAAAATAAAATTAATATTCAAAAATTAAAACATACAGACTTTACAGTTATTGAACATCCAGTATATGTTTATGATGAATATGATATTCAACAGCTTAAAAAAGATTTAAACCTTACAGACAAGTTTGTTATTGGTTCTACTGGGTTTATGACACCAGCAAAATCATTAGACGCTATTTTTAGTAGCATTGCGCCATTTATGAAGCAAAATAAAAATGTTGTTTTTTATTTTTTGAATGCGCTTCATGGGAATGAAGATATGAGAAATAAGGGAAATCAAATTATAGGTTCTATAAATGATATAGCAAAAGAATATAATATACAGGATCAAATTATTATTGATACAACTTTCCATGATAGAGATGAAATGGCAAAAAGAATACAAACATTTAATGTTGGTATTTCTTTTATGCCATTTGATTCTGCTTCGCATTCTGGATCAATTGCTGAAATGGTTGGTAATAAAATACCAGTTATATGTTCTAATGTAACACATTTTGGAAATGTAATTAAACATGGTATTTGTTTTGCTGTTAATGATAGTGGCAATGCTAATATTTTTGGGCAAATGTTAATAAACTTTTTATCTTCAATTGGTCTCAATAATGCTTTATCAGATATGAAAAATAAGATTTCTTCAAAATTAAAAGATTTATCTTATGATAATTTTGCTGAAAAACATATTGAAATATATAATATGATTTAGGGATTATTATGGATTTATTATTAGTAAGTGGTAAAGCAACTTCTGGGAAGGATGAATTTTATAATAAATTCAATAATTTATGTGATTCTTATCTTGATAAAGAATGTATTAGAATTGCGTTTGCTGATCCATTAAAAAAAATGGCTACAAATATATTTGGTTGGGATGGCAATAAAGAGGGTGAAGGGCGTTTATTATTAATTGACATTGGTATGATATTACGTGGTGAATATAGTTGTAAAAATTATAGAATTTTTAATAAAAATACAATGGAAGAAATTATTAGAGGTAGTTATAATATTTATGATATTTATACATATTTAATATCTAATTTTACACCACAAAAAACATTTTGGGTTGATTTATTTATTAAAACTTTATTAAGTAATAATAATAATAATAGTGTTTATGTATGTACTGATTGGCGTTTTAAAAATGAATTTTTTTTATTAGATATGCTGTTTGATAATATTTATAAAATTAGAATAAATAGAGAACATATTAATTATATAGATAATTTTTCTGAATGTGATTTAGATAATTTTAATTTTGATTTTATTATTAAAAATGATTCAACATTAATAAATTTTCATTTAAAAATAAAGGATGTTTTTAATAAAATTTTTCATGAAAACAAACTCAAATTTCGTTAATAAAAAACATGAAGTAGTAACACCAATTCCAAATGGGCAAGCAATGGTTGCATGTCCAATGTTGGTAAAATTTGATGTTTTAGTAGAAATCAGTTATTGTAAAAATAAATGTCAATTTTATGATTCAATTACAACCTCTGAAACTGGAAAGGATGATGAGATTGTTTGTCTTTTCCCAAGAAAAATAAAAATTTATAATGTGGCAACATGACATACTTAAATTATGATGAAAATACAAAACACTATAAAAGGCTTTTAAATGATGTTGAATATTTTTTAACATCGTTTAATAATATTGTTTGTAGTGAAATAACAAAAAATAGATATGATATTAATTATAACCAAGATGATTATGATGATTTAAAATCAGAATCAATATTAATTTTATTAGAACTCTATAATAGAGTAATGGTATGGTTTAGTGAAGATGGAAAATATGGAGATAAAACAGATTTAGAAAAGATAAAAATTCTTCAATCATATATTAAAAAAGCTTTTCCCGGTAGATTATTTAATTGGTGGATGAAATGGAGTTCTTTAAAAAGAATTAAACAAGAATATAATGAATTTACTTTTGTAATAGCTAAAGGCGATAATATTTTTCCTTTGTCAAGAAAAGACAGTTCCCTTGATAAAGGAGTTTCTGAGATTGTATATTTTGACGACAGTGGTAAAGAAAAAATTTATTCAATAGTATTTGATAGGATGTTTTTTTTAGAAAGCGATGCAATAAATTGGCTTTATGATAATGGATACATAGAATCAAAAATAAATTTTAAGAAAAGCAATTTATTAAGAAATAAAACAAAATATAAAAAATTTATATATTCAAGTAATGGTGATTTACAAAATTTAGCTATTGATAGTATTGAATTTCCAACCCAGCCAACATATGAAAAAATTTCCGTATATTCAGATAATTATATTTTTGATCTTTTACATAAACAGGAAATATGGGAGCAAATTAAATTGCTTCTAAATAAGAAATATCATCATCTTTATGAGATGTATTATAAAGATGGCCTCTCTATCCCAGAGATAGCAGAAATCTTTTTTCTTGAAAAAGCGAAAGTCCAATCTATTATTTGGTATAGTAATAGAAAAATTAAGCATGAATTTAAGAATAACAAGTTTATTTAAATTAATTTGCTATATAATACTGAGGTCTCATGATGGCTGGTAGAGGTAATAATTTTTCTCGTTCTGAAAAAGAATATGTTGTCGCCAAGTGTTTAAAGGTAATACGTGGTGAAACAAATACACGAGACGAAGATATAGCGAACCTTTTAGGTCGTTCAAAAAACAATATTTCTATATTAAGAAGAAATCTTGGATTTGCATATCAACCTGATCCAAAGACTAATGAAATAAAGCTTTTTTATTCAAGGCCAAGTGATTTGCGTTTTCAGGTAAATATAGAAAATTTAGATGTTGACAAAATAATTATTTTTTTTGAAGAAAAAATAAAACGTAGTAAATTAAATAAAGATGAAGTTTCTGATAATGATGAGTATACAAATGATGATTTAGTTGCAGCTAATAATGAATTAATTGATAAAAATGATAACGTTAATGAGACTTTAAATTTAATAAATAATAATGTTGGATTTGAGGTTGATGAATCTGAAGTTGATTCACGATTCGATGATGCGCAAGCAGAGGAGATGAGGGGATCAACTTCAGATGAAGATATAAATAGTATTTCTGAAAAAGAAGAGAATGATGAGTTTAATACTCCATCATTTTTAATGATTAAAAGTGGTTTTTATCCTGATGAATGGGATTTTTTTAAGTCTCGTTGGAGAGATTATGTATCAAAATATGAAGGGCAATTTAATATTGCTGAAGATTTTGATGATTTAATTGGTTTAATTAGTGAAATTGTTATGAGGCAGCGTTTATTAAAAAAACAAAAAATAGATGGTATTGATTATACAAAAGAATTATCTGAAAATTCAAAAAGGATGTCTACATATAAAGGCTCTTTGTCTACTTCAAGACATTCAAGATTAAATAGAAATATTGATGAGGCAGTTAATATAGCACAATTAGTTGAAATTTTTGAAGATGATAAAAGATATATTGAGCTTGTGCTTGAGGCAGAGAAAGAAATTGATGAAATAATTGATTGGGTAAATAAAAATTTAGAAAATCCGAAAACAGAAGAGGCTTTGTCAAAAGTAACTGGTAATGAAAGTAATTTATTAATTGGTTTAGATATTAATAAGTTGCGGGATATTTTAGATGCAGGATAATTTAACTGTTGGTACAGTAAGATTAATTACTTTTTTTAGAAAATATCCATTTATGGCGGCACGGCTTTTATTGCGTATTGGTGGGCTTCCTATTGATTTGCCAATATATCAAAAACTTATTTTATTAATAGTTTGGAATAAGTTATCACCAATTATTGTTATGACCCGTGGTGGTGGTAAAACTTTTATTCAGGCCGTTATACAATTATTAAATTCTTTATTATATAAACGAAAAAAGACTGGTTGTATTGGCCCCGGATTTAGACAAGCTAAATTAGTTTTTGAAGAAATTGATAATATTATTAAGGAATCTCCATTAGTAAAACAGGCAATATATAAAGGCCCAACATATAAAACGGATATTTGTTATATAAATTGGCGGCATAATGGTCTTATAAATGCTATTCCTCTTGGAGATGGCAATAAAGTTCGTGGGATGCGTTTTCATTATATTGGTGTTGATGAATTAGCACAAGTTCCAAAAGATATTTTGGATATTGTTGTAAGGGGATTTGCTGCAACAATATTAGATCCAATGAAAAATGTTCGTCGTATTGAAAAAGAAAAAGAATTAGAGTCTCGTGGTGTAAATTTTAAAAAATCCTCTTCACGACAAAATCAGATTGCAGGATTTTCTACTGCATTTTATCAATTTAATCATTTATGGACAACAATACAAAATAATATAACAATAATACAATCTCAATTTTCAAAAAATAAAATTAATTCACATGATGAATATATTGTTGTTAAAATTCCTTATAATAAATTGCCAGAAGGATTTTTATCGTCTCACATGATAGAATCGGCTAAAAATGATATGTCAGAATATGAATTTGCGATGGAATATAATTGTTTTAGATATGATACCCCTATTTTAACCAATACTGGTGTAAAAAATATATCAGATATTAAAATAGGTGATATGGTTCTTACTCATAAAGGAAGATTTAAAAAAGTTAATAATATAATGTGTAGAGAATATAGTGGTGATGTTATTGATTATTTAAGCTTTGGATATAATGATAGAATAGTTGTAACAACAAATCATAAATTTTATTATAAAGAAGATTGGATAGAAATATCTAATTTAATTAAAGAAAATTATTTAAATTTGGTGAATTTATCTAAACTTAATGGTTTAGAAGAAATAGATATAAAAAAATATGTTGATAATTATCTAATATCTTATGTTGATAATGTAGAATATATATATCCAAAACCATCACAATGTAATAAATATTCTTGTGGAAAAAATAAAATATTTAAATCTTCTGTTATTAGTAATATAAAATTAGATTATTATTTTGGATTAATTTTAGGATGGTATGCTTCTGAAGGAAGCATTGGGGCAAATGATAAAGCTATTTCATTTTCTTTAGATGGTCATCATGATGTTAAGTTAGATAATTTTATTAAAGAATTGGAAAATGCTATATATAAATCGTTTAATAAAAAAATAAAAAAATATTATAAAGATAATGTATGCAATATCGTAATTAATAGTAGATTATTGGCTCAGTTATTTAAAAATATTTGTCCGGGTATTTCTGATACAAAAGTTATAGACCCAAATATTTTATTTTCAAATTTAAATTTATTATATGGTTTTATAGTTGGCTATTGGCATGGTGACGGATGTGTTAATAATAAACCGCAAGCTATTGTTGGCTGTGTTAATAAAAATTTATTAATGCAAGTAAAATTGTCATTAAGCTACTTTAATATTCCATCATCTTTTAGGAAATCAAAAGGGCAAAGGATTGAATTTATACAAGGTAGAAAAATAAATGCAAAACCGTTATATGAATTATCAATAAAAGGTGATGACGCTAGATTTTTTAATAAATTTATTGGGAATAAATTTAACCTAAAAGAAAGAATTGGTAATAATAAACCAATTAATATTACTAACAATGGAATGTCGTCTGTTTTTAAAATAAGAGATTATAAAATATACAAATATAATGGATTAGTATATAATTTATCTGTTGATGATGATCATAGCTATAGTTTGCCAACTGCCACGGTACATAATTGTTTTTTCCCATCTGATAGTGATGGATTTTTTAGAATGTCTTTATTGGATGCTGCAAAATCAAAAAGAGTTGTATATAAATATAAAGGTGACACTAATAGAAATTATATATTAGCAATTGATCCGGCGCGACAAAGTGATAATTGTGCGTTTGCTATTGGCGAAATTGGTGATGACAGTGAACAAGATACAATAGTTTGTGTAGAAACATTAAATAATAAAAGTTTTAGCGTTATACATTCTAAAATTTTGGATATTTTAGATAGGTATAATATTATTGGTATTGTTGTTGATAAAGGTGGTGGTGGCACAACTATTAAAGATAATTTAAATGATGAAGAAAAAATGGGCAATAGATCACTTATTTATGATATTGATGATGAAAATTCGTATATTGGTGGGTTAAGATCAAGACCAAAAAAAGGTCTTCATTTATTAAAACTTATAAATTTTAATCCAACTTGGATTAGTGAAGCAAATCATAATTTATTGGCAGATTTAGAACATAAAAGACTTGTTTTTGCTCGTGAACCAAACGATATAGAAAATGAAACAATGAGCGAGGTTGAATTAGCTTGGTTAGAAACACAAAATGAAGAAATGTTAGAAGCAAAAAAAGAGATGTCCCGTATTGTTGTTACTGTAACAAACAGAGGGTATCCGCATTGGGATACACAAAATAAAAAAGACAGAAAAGATAGATATTCTGCTATATTAATATTGAATGATGAATTTAGAAGGCTAAAAGTTAATAAAAAAGATCAAAATAATAATACTATAGCAAATGGCGGCTGGGCTTCTGAATTTAATAAAGGTAATGATAACTATTTTGATAGTGCAGCCTTAGTATAAGGAGTTTTTTATGGCTAAAAGAATTAATACTGGTGAAAATGGATCTATAGATATTCATGTTGATGCTGGAAAAATTGTTGATAATCAAGATGGGTCAAAGGATCTTTTTTTAAATGGTCAAGATGCAGTTGATTTAATCAATATTTTGAAATCTCAGAATAGGCCAAAGGTAGATATTGCACATGATGGGCTTGCTTTAAATAGTTATTTATTTAATGATGAAGCCGCTCTCCAGACAAAGTTTTCTTGGGAAGACACATATTTAGGCACTATTGCAATGAATAGTACATTTGGTTCAAGCCTATATGGTGATAAAATAGACATATATGTCGCTATGGAAACATTTAGAAGAGATGCGATGATGAGAAGAGTTATTGAACTAATGGTTCAATTTTCTCTTGATAAGATTAGATTAGAGGGCAGCACTAAAAAAATAAGAGAGTTTTTTGATTCTTGGATTAACCAAATTGATATTTATCAAGTTTTACAATGGTTTTTTATGGAATATTATAAAACAGCTAATGTTACAATATTAAAACAAAAGCTCCCATTCAAATCAACTAAAAATTTTGATTCAAAAATATTTTTAAATTTAGCAAACAAGACTGATGGTGATATAATTCAAAAACGTAAAGACAAAGAAGACCCAGAGGTTGTTATTTTTAAAGATTATGCTAATAATTATGAAAAAGATATTGCTCAACATAAAATTCCGTATAGATATACGGTTGTTGATCCAAGACTTGTTACTAATAACATGGCAAATGGGTTGGCTTGGGGTGAAGTTAAATATTACCCAGAAGCTGAAGTAATTACAAAAATTAATGAAAAAAATAAAGATAGAGGGCCAGCAAAAAATTTATTAAAAGGTATGCCTCTTGATTTTATACAAGATATTAGAACTGGTAAAAATGAGATTATTCTTTCTCCAAGTTTTGCATGTCAATTTTTCAGGTTAAAGCAGCCATATGAAAAATATGGGCTTCCTTTGTCAGCAACAGCAATGAATCATTTACAATTTAAAAATAAACTACGTGATATGGATTTATCAGTAATTGATGCAGTTAAAAATAAAATTCTTAAAGTTACCATTGGGGATAAGGATTTCCCAGCTACTGCACCAGCATTAAGAAAAATATCTTCGACTTTACAAAATCCATCACAAGTTTTAACAATTTTATGGAATCATACACTAAAAATGGAGTGGATTGAACCTAATTTTACTGATTTAAAACAAGATAAATATGAGCCAGTTGATAAAGATATAAGAATTGCTTTTGGCATAACTCCTGTTTTATTGGGAGATACGCAGGGGCAGAATTATTCAACGGCATTTGTTTCAATGAAAGCATTTATAGAGAATTTAAATGATGGCTTACGTGCCGCAGAAAAGTTTTTAAATAATGAATTTCTTGAAATTGGTGCTGCAATGGGATTTGATAGCGTTCCAAGCGCTAAAATTTTCAGTGTAAATCTTACTGACACAATGAAACTGGTGCAATTAGCTCAAGCGGCTAGTGATCGTGGTATTTTAAGTAATCAGACGGTATGCGAAATTATGGGGTATGATTGGCCAACGCAGCTTCAACAGTTAAAAGAAGAGTCTGCATTAAGACAAGATGGAATTATTTCTGTAAAATCACCAAATACAATATCAAAAAATGAAGATGAAAAAACAGTTGAAGAAAAGCAAAATACGCTTAAAAAGAATAGCGAAGGAAATCCAACCCCACAAGTACAAGAAAGAGAAAGAAAAGAAAAACCAAGATTAAATGATGGCGGGAGCGTAATAAATGCTCATGAATTGTTTAGATTAAAACATATAGGGAAAATTATATATAATAGGCTTGTAGAACATTTTGAGCCAATTAATAAAAAAATTGGGTATAAAGATATTGCAAAATATATGGCAGTATTCCCAACGAGTGCCTTGAGCTTTGTCGGAACAGATTTCAATAAAATTGATTTTGCATCATTAGATGAGCTTGTTAATAATAATAAAGATGCAATAAATCTATTAAATATTGAAGTTGATATTCTTCTTAGTAGATTCCAGAATCTTAAAAATATTTCTCATGAAAAAGCTTCTGAACTTATTTCTGAGGCTTGGGCCATATATCATACGAAGATTAAATCAACTGCTTAAAACAATAATTATATATATATACTGCTATATATTTATTATTTAGAAAAAACAGATATTTTTGGAGTTGTTTTTTATGCCTTATCCGTCAGAATATAGTTATCGCTTGGTTACTCCAGATAAATTTTCTGATTTTAGAAGGGTAAATGATAAATTTGGGGATGGTGTTCATGCTATCTTTGGTTTAAAAGATGGTAAAACAGAACTCCAAGCAATAAGATTTGATAAAAAGAAATTTTCTGAAAGCGATGCAAAAAAGTGGTTAGCTGATCACAAATATAAAGGTGGTCAATTTCATGCATCTTTAAATAATACTGCATCAATTTTAAATAAAGATTCTGAATATAAATTTAGAGAACTTATTAAAAAAGACATTCATTTAGATACTGGAAATATTGATGATATAAAATATCTTTCAGATGAAGCAAAAAGAATACAATTTTTTGGTGTTAATAAACAAATTGATTTAGCATATGGTTCTTGTATTTTAGTAAGTGAAGGAACAAATGCCAATGGTTTACATTTTACTCGTGAAAGCTTAATTGCGGCAAGGGAAACGCCAAAATTAAAACCAGTTAACATTGAGCATAATCAAGATTTTATTGTTGGCGTTATTTATGATTCAGCCGTTGCTTTACAAAAAAATGGTAATATTATAAACGATAATGATATTAGGCAAATTGATGATAATACAATACAAATGTTTGATGAGTCAAATAATGTTATTAATGAACCAGTTGATATAGTAACAAATTTTGTTATTTGGAAATATTTATTTCCTCAATTATCAATAGAACTTTTAAGAAATCAACAGGAAAAGGCTAATTTAAAATACTTTGTCAGTATGGAAGTTTTTTATAATGATTTTGGCTATATGTTTGATAATGATGCCTCTACTTTGATTAAAGTAAATGATGATAATTTTGATATTTATTATGAATTAGAAAGTTATGTTGGAAAAGAATTTGAAGATGGCAGAACTGTTCAAAAAGTAATAAATAATTATGTTTTTGGTGGAATGGGGATAACGGAAACCCCTGCTAACCATAGATCATATTTGCTTGATTTGGCAAGTCAAGGGAATATTGGAAAAAATCCAAAAATTATTGTCGTTGACAATGATAATACAGGAACGGAAAATAAACACACACACACACATACACAAAGGTTTAATGCTAATGTGGAGGAAGAGATGGATAAAGAGAAACTTGAGGCTATTGAAAGAGCCGTTAATAAGTTGATGGCAGCTAACGCCTCTCTTGATGAATCTTCTGCTAGAATCCAAGTTTTGGAAACTGAGGTTGCTAACCTTAGTAAAGAAAAAGCAGATGCTGAAAAAAGAGTTGACGATAGTGAAGACAAAATTTCTGTGTTAAAAACAGAGATTGAAAAAACAAAAGGCAATTATGAAACTGCGGAACTTGAGCTTAAAAATTCTCTTTCTGAAAAAGAAAAAGAATTAGAGGCTGTTAAGGCTTCGTATGAATCAGTTGCTGCTGAGTTGTCAAAAATTAGAACAGAAAAAGTTGGATATGATAGAATTGCAGAGCTTGAATCTGCTGGTATTAAATTTAGTGATGATAGAAAACAAAAAGTTTTTGCTAAAGTTTCTATTATGACTGATGAAGATTATGCATCTTATAAAGAAGACCTTTGTGAGGTTGCTTCATTAATTCCAACTGAAAATCAGACAAAAAGTGAACCTGTTGAAGAGAAAAAAGAAGAGGCTTCTAAACCAGAAGAGAAAGCTCCAGAAAGCGTATTAGGGGAAGATAAACCTAAAGATGAAATTGCTTGCTTGGATGATGGTGATGAAGATGAAGATGAGGATCTTGGCGATGAAGATGGCATGATTCCTAATTTACATATGGAAAATGACATGGCTGCCGAGTTTCAAGTTGCTTCTGCTTCTTCTGCAAAAGGGCTTGATATTTCTGATAATATACTTGAAGCGGCTTTTAAAGCTGTCACGACAAGAGATGAAAAGCATGGTCGTGGTAACAACTACGCCGTATAATTTATTTGGAGGTTATAGATGAATACAATTGCACAAAATAGTTATTCTAGTGTTAGCAGAGCTAAAAAAGGCTTTGAAATCGTTAATGATAATCCCGCAATAGTTGAGTCCAACTGGAATATTCCTAAAGTTGAGGCCGAGCGTGTTTTTGGCACTAATGGAACTGTTCCTGAAGGTACTGTTGTTCGCCCTTATACTGTTGGCACTTCTGTTAGTGGTTATACGACTGTTGCTGGTGATCTTAAAATTATTGATGGTATTTATGAAGTGCCTTATGGCATTACCTTACAGAAGGTTCAATATTTCCCCAATAATTTCCGTGAGAACGATATGATGTCTGTTTCTTATGGTGAAAGAGTTTCTGTGGCTACTGGTGTTTTTAATGGTGTGTTTCAGAACTTTAATGCTAATGCACAGACTACATTTAACCCCGGGACTAAGCTCTTTGTCAAGGCAAGTGGTCAGGCCACTGTTGATGACGGTTCTCTTGATACTTATGGGTCTGGTAATGTTATTGGTAAGATAATTGAAGAAGGCTTTGTCGAGTATGATGCTAGAACTGGTTCCCCACTTGTTGCTGCTTCTGGCGGGATTGCCGATGAAATCATGGCAAAGTGCTATTTTGACTATAGAAGCTAATTGAAGGAGAGCACACAAATGGATAAAATTTTAGCGATTCTTAATAAAGTTAATACAAATGGGGCGGAGTCATTAACTCATGAGGATAAAACTACTCTTTTTAAGAGTATGGCAAGAACTGATGTTGTTGGTGCTAAACTGAGACGCGCTTATGCCGCAGTTCAGGGCCAGCTTTTGCTTCCTGTTATCCGTCAGGAGTCTTACATCCGCAGGATTTTTACTGAGCAGTTTACTGATGGTCAGCAGATTCAGTTCCCTGTTCGGTCAAAAAGAATTCGCGCCGCTTGGTTTGGCGCTGATCGTTCTCATACCCCTATGAGACAGGCTGATAGTGATACCATTTATGTTAACACTTTCCCGATTCAGGGTGGTGTTGCTTGGTTCCTGAAGCAGATCAAAACTGGTAACTATAATATCGTTGAGCAACTTCAGAACGACATGGTTGATGAAGTTGTTTACAAGGAAGAGCTTGCTGGTTGGACTTTGGCCAAAGCTGCTCTTAACTATGGCGATATTCATAGTATAGCCAAGCTCACCACGGCTAACAGCGATATCTCTGACAACGCTCAGGGTAGTTCTTTTTCAATTCACGTTTTCAATGAGATGATTACTGCTATGGATGAGAAGCCGGATGGTGGGCGCATGCTTACTGATCTGTTTGTTACTCCTCGTCGGTATGGTGATTTGAGAACTTGGGTTGATACTAATCTTCAGAATCTTTCTGATGGTATCCGCACTGAGATTTTTAAAGCTGGTCAGTCGATTGGCGCTTCTGGCGTATGGGACGTTAACATCTGGAAGGTGAGAAACCCTCAGTTTGTTGATAATACCAAAGCTTGGGGCTTTGGGAAGGGATTTGGTGTTATGGCTATCTCTGAGAGATTCCATACTGTTGAAGATCCAACTGCAATTCTTAGGTGGAAACAGGGTATTATTGGGAAAGAGGAATGCGGATTCGCCATCACAGATCCAGAGAGCGCCGTTGTATACAATTTCACTTAGTATTTAACAGAATTAAAAAGACAGCCACAATAAAATGTGGCTGTTTTTTTTGTTTTTTAGTTGAAAAATTAACAAGCAAAGCATATTATATAAGATATACAAACGAGGAAAATAATGCCCGTAAAAATATCAATGTTACAATTATATGAACGTTATTGTATAAAATATGATTGGTATAAAAATGAATATTCTATTATTTCTTATGATGAAAATACAATTATTTTAAGACACAATGTTTGTGGCACAATTTTTACAAAAACTAAAAATAATTATTTAAAAAGATACGAATGTAATAATAGTATGTGTGTTAATAAAAAACGAGAACAGTTTAATATTAATAAATATGGCGTTAAAGCTGTATTACAAAGCGAACGTGTAAAAGAAAAGATAAAGAAAACTAATTTAAAAAAATATGGTGTTGAAAATGCATCACAAAATAAGATAATTATACAAAAAAGACAAGATACGTGTTTAAAAAAATTTAATAGTAAATATTATATTAATAGTGAAGACGCAAAAAGTAAGATTAAAGTTACAAATATTGAGAGGTATGGTGCAGAAACACCTTTGTCAAACAAAGATGTACGAGATAAAATAAAAAAAACAAATCTAGAAAAATATGGTGCTGAATGTTGTTTAAGCAATCGTGCGGTAAGGGAAAAAATTAAAAATACTTTTATTGAAAAGTATAATGCCCAAAGCCCTTTAGGCAATGATGATATAAAAAATAAAATTAAACAAACAAATATTGAAAGATATGGCGTTGAAAACCCTTTCCAGAACGTTGACATAAGAAGAAAAACTTCTATTTCAATAATTCAAGCAACTTTTCTTGAAAAAGAGCAATTATTTTTAGATAATAATATTCAACTTCTTGATGATTATTCAGGAATAAGAAATAATGCCAAAAATGTTTATTATAAGTTTAGATGTCTTATTTGCAATAATGAATTTGAACATTATTTGGCGAATGGCAATATTCCAAAATGTCCAAAATGTTTTCCTCCAAATTTTGGTACATCAAATATAGAAAAAGAAGTACAAATATGGCTTTCTTCACAAATTAATATTCAAAATAATAAAAGATTTTTTGATGATAATAAATACAAGTATGAGCTTGACGTTTTCATAGAAGAAAAGAAAATTGGGATTGAGCTGAATGGGTTGTATTGGCATAGTGAAGTTAGTGGTGGGAAAGATAGAAATTATCATCTTGAGAAAATGAAGTGGTTTAATAGACAGGGGATACAAATAATTCAGATTTTTGATTTTGAGTGGATTGAGAAGCGGGAGATTGTAAAATCCATTATTAAGGCCAAGCTTGGTTTGACAGATAGGAATATTTATGCGAGGCAATGTAAAGTTGGTATTGTAGATAACAAAATTGCTAACGAGTTTTTAATGGAAAATCATATACAGGGGCGTGTACCGTCAAATGTAAAAGTTGGGCTGTTTTATGGTGATGAGCTTGTAAGTGTTTTAACATTTGGAAAATCACGTTATAACAAAAAATATGAATGGGAAATATTGCGCTTTTGTAACGCCTTGAATACCAATGTTGTTGGTGGGTTTTCAAAGATGTTGAAGTTTTTTACCGAGAATTATAAACCGAAATCTATTATTACATATGCTGATGCACGGTTTTCAGATGGTGGGTTGTATAGGAAAAATGGTTTTACCGAGATGGCCTTTTCAAAACCAAACTATTTTTATACTCAAAAATATGATGGCTTGGAAAGCCGGGTTAAATACCAGAAACACAAATTGAAAGATAAGTTAGAGTCATTTGATCCAGAGTTAACGGAATGGGAGAATATGCAGATGAATGGTTTTGATAGGGTTTGGGATTGTGGTAATTTTTGTTTTGTTGTTAATTAAAAGTTAATCCATAATCATATTTTGCTGCTATATATATTGAATTTTGTATAAAATGATATTAAATTAATATTAATAACGTATTAAGGAGCTTTATCATGGCAGAGATTTTTGCGAAACAGGCATTTAGTTTGAATAAAGGGGAAAAAAGAATTCCTTGGCGGTATAAGGGACATGTTGATGATAATGATATTTTAAACTTTATCAATAAAGACCCTCATTTTTCACAAAAAGAAAGATGGAGAACGGTTATTGATATTTTTAGTTTTGATGATGTAGAAAATAATGAAAAGTTTAATAAAAAGTTAACCGGCACAAGCCATATAGCTATAGGAAATGTTGAATTATCTGATAGCACTTTTGTTAGTAACGGGAAAGAGGGTAGCACTTCGTTTAGACAAAATTTGTCAAATCGTGGTTTTGATTTTGAAAGAAAGCAAAAAATTAATGAATTTGCCCTTATGAATGATTTTGAAAGAGAAGATATTGTTAATGAATTTTATAATTCTGGCGATGTTGATGCACTGTTGGCAATTAAAGAAGATTTAAGTGATCGTGGCGAATTTGATATTGCAAAAGAAATAGATGAAAAGGTTAAGACCATTGATAGAAAAAAAGCCGTTGAATCTTCAAACAAAGCCAAACAGGAAATTTTAGATGCATTAAATTAATTTAAATAGTTTGGTGAAACAATGGCTGATTATAATGATTTAGTTGTATCAAAAGAAGAGTTTGAAACTGATAACCTCTTCCCTTCTTCTGAAAAAGTTTATCTTTATACAGATAAATACCCATTATTAGAACCTTATGTTTTAACAAGAAATTTATCATACCAAATTGTTAGAGATGACAATATTAATATGATTACAGTTTCTGGTTATGATTTTTTATCGGCTACTCATATTGTTTCATATTTAAATTTTGAAATAGCACCTGATAGTATTTATCTTAATTTTACATCTTCAAATAATAGATTTTATGATACTATTCAAGTTTTAGGTGTTAGTGGAAATTTTGGTGTAGAAGATATTATTCCTTTTTCAGGAGGAACACAAAGATTATCTCTTGGCAATAAGAATAGAATTCAATTGACAGAAAATGAATATTTTATGTCTATATCGCTTGGCGGAATACCATATTCTGGCGCATGTGAATATTTAATTACACCATCAGCCAATGTTGATGTTGGGTTAACAGTTAATGATTATGGTGATTACTTTGTTAATGAAAATTTGAGCACTGGTGAAATAATTTTTACTCCAAGAAATGATACTACAATTCGTGTGTATAATTTAATGGATGTTGTTTATCCATATAGTTTTGAAAATAGTTATTATGTTGATAATGATAATATAACATCTGGGAATGCATCGCAAGTTGTTATTGATGAATATGGTAATACAGTTAATATTACACATAATGGCTTATTAATTAATAATTTAGATATTCCAGTTTCTATTTCAAATCCAGAAAAGTATTTTGAGCTATATAAGCAAACGCTTTATGATAAAGCAACAAGAGAAAAGCTTATTAAAAATACAGACTATATTATTGATTATTTTAATGGTACTATCGCATTATTAGATACTTCAGAATGGGACGAAGATACAATTGTATGGATTGAAAAATATATTTATGACGAAACATATTATAAATATATTTCTTCAGTGCGCGATGAAATTGGAGACATTTCTTCAGATAATTATAAATTTACACATTCTCAAATTAAAAGATTTTTTCATAAGGCGTTACAGAAAATTTTATTTTGGGTTCCATTGAGTTATTCTGTCAGTAATAATTATATTACTCCAAAATTAACTGATAGAATATTGGATTTTGTATCTGAATATGCAAAAATATTAGCCCTTGAGTCGATATTGAATGATAGGGCAAAAGGCGCTTTGAAGGTTGTTGATGGTGATACATCTTTAGATTTAACAGGTGGAATGAATATAACAAGGCAAAGTCTTGATACACAAAAGCAAGATTTAAAACAAAAAGTTATGGCAGAATTACAAGATTATCTTTGTAATAATAATTATCAAGGTGGTTTTGCTGGTACAGCAGAAACAAACGGAAGTCTTTGGGGTGATGTTTAATGGCGTCATTTAATTATGTTTCTAAAGAAATGCAAAGATTACATTCTGATACAATAGAAAAATTGCGTCAAGATATTGGAATTTTTGTTAATATAATTAAAGAGCTTTCAGTTGATCAGAAAATTGATTGTCCAAATTGTTTACAAGATAATATTACAGGAAAATCAAGTTATATATATCATCCAACGGTTCCATATCCAACTGACGTTGCTGGGCCAATTCCTTTTGCACAAGGAAGTACTTGTCCTATTTGCCGTGGGGAAGGACAAATTATGTTGCCATCGTCATCTGTTGAAATAGTTAAAGCAAAGGCATATAGAAGGTATTATTCCGCTGAAGACTCTTCTGTGAAAAAGAATGATGACCGCTCACTTGTCCCTCCCGGTATATTGGAAAATATTGATATTCGTCTTAAATTTAATGTTAAGTATTTTAATGATATATTAGCTGCTAATTATTTTATGGTTGATGGTCAAAAATTTTATAGACTTACAAATCCAACAAGGAGAGGGCTTGGAGCTTTGTCGCAAGTAATTGTTTTTTGTTCAAATAATCATAAGTTTATGGATTTGAAAAAATAAAATGAGTGTAAATAGACAAATAGTTGCATCAATTTTAAAATCCTATTTAGAAAAATTTTTTAATATACATCGTATTACAATAAAAGACAAGAATACACAAAAAACTGGTACAGGAAGAACTATTCGTTATGAGTATTATAAGAAACTAGAGGAAATTATTACACAAAAAACTAAATTTTATATGACAAAGCGTGGAGAGCCAAGATTAGATTTATTAAATCTTGATGCATTTTTTAGTGGTAAAATTTCTGGTTATAAATTAATGAGACTTTTTGAAAATGGCGCAAGCAGAAGTAATAATTTATTTTTTTTTGGTACAGGCGCACAACAATTATTTAAAAATGTAGTAGAAAAACGGATGCAAAGATATATTTCACAGAAAAAAATAAAAAGATTGTCAACAAAAACTCAAAAGGCAAAAGGATTTAGAAAATTTCAAATTTTAAAAGGCGATAGTGGAGATGGTATTTTGGCAAGATATGATCATTTTTCCCCAAGAGCAAAGGGAATATTGAAAATGATTTATATAAAAAGGGGTATTCCATTTTTTAAAGGTAAAAGAGCATTAAATATTTATAGTGATTTATTAGATTTTTTTAATGTTAAAAAGAATGAGTTATTATATAGAGATTTAAAAAATTTAATAAAAGCAGAAAAAGTTGATGTTGCCGATATTAATTTAAGATCAATAATTTTAAGTTGGCGTATGAGAAAAAAAATAGAAACAGAATTACAAGCACGTATTTCAAGGATTTTAAAATGAGTGATAGAAGCGATGTTTTTTTATTAAAGAGAAATATTTTTTATTATTTAAAAAATGAATTATTAGTTGATAGGTATAATTTACGTGATTTCTCATATGATGTTCGAGTTGAAAATGAAATAATTCCAGTTACTTCATCAACACAAAGAAAATTTATTTTTTCTCATTCAAATATTATTCATAATATACCAGCCTATAGTGTTATTGTTAGAAGAAATGGTTTTGTAATACCATCAACTGAATATGTTGTTAATTATGGAAAAATGTCAAATAGGGCAAATGGCTATATAGAATTTACTCAATCATATATTAATAGTAACCCATTTGTTAAATACAATAATGCCTATGTTGATATTATTTCTGTTGATTATAGCTATTTAGATATTACTATTGATTTTGCATTTAATGATAAAACTGTGACAGAAGATAGTCTGCCAATTATAGCTATTAATTTTGATCAAAATGAAACTGGATCTTGGGAAATTGGTTCGTCTGTAAAAACAAAAAATAGATCAGTTTTTTTTGATATTTATGCAAAAAACCCAAATCAATTAGATAATATCATTTCTTTATTTGAGGCTGATTTTGATAATAGAGAAATTCCTTTAGTCAATTATAGATATGGGGAGCCATTAGATGATAATGGTTTTATTAATATTGATTTTAGTGGCGCTGCTTTTGATGGATATACAATGTCAATTATGCATATTTCGTCAAATCAATTATATCCAGCATCGCCAACAAATATTGATCAATATTCTGCAATGATAGAAACTAATATTTTTAGTTTGGTTTAATTCATTTGCAATAAATAAAAAGACTTTTTCATGAAAAAGAAGTCTATTGACAACATAAAAACATTATTAATACTGCTATAATAGCGTGTGTGTAAACAATAAAAATATTTTTTGTTTTCAAGGTTTGGAAAAAAATATTTAGAGGTTAAAAAATGGCAAATAAAGAAAATAGGGTAATTTACCCCGGCGAAGGTGTATTCCTCAACGGAAGACAAGCTAACCGTGCGCAGACTCTTGGTTCGACATCAACGTTGAACAATGAGGTTGTGAATGAGCTTGGCAATAAAGATATTGTTGAAATTGTTGAGGATGCCCCTTCGGTAGCTATTACTTTAGATACCAATGATCATGCCACTCTTATTAATACTGCTTTAATTGCTGGTAAGAATCCTGATAAAACACGTTTTGTTACGTTGTATGATTTTGAAGGGTCTTATGTCAACATTATTGCGCCTGTTGTTAGGGGTGTTGATTATGGTAAAACTGGTGTTGATGCTGCCGCTGGAAATTTAACAATTTACAGAACTCAGTATATTGAAAAGGCGTATGTTAACTCAATTGAGTTCTCATATACCACTGGTGGTATTGCTACTGAGAATTATGCGCTTGAAGCAGATAATAAAACATGGTTGTGGAATGATGCTAGCAACGTTATTGACGCTCGTATTTTCATGGATGGATCTGACAATGTTGTTGCTTTAACTTCGTCTGAAGTTTTGGTATATACTGGTCGTGATTCTTTTGGTAATGACAAAATAATTTCTTCTGCTCTTAATCCTGAAATGGCTCAGTTTAATGATGGTAGTTATACCCTTGGAACTGATGCAGAAGGTGTTAAGAAGATTGTTTATGTTAATACAGCTACGGCAGATGCAACAACCATTTCTGGTTTTGAGGAAACTGAATATCTGTATGATGGGACTTATGCTAATGGTGGGACAGCTTCCTTTAGTGCTTCTGGTTCTAATCTTTTTCAGATAGAGCTTGATTCTGCTGAAAACGCAAACACCGGGCGCACCAATGGTATCGCAATTACTTTCCAGAGAGCTGCTGGCGGGACTATTCCTGCTGCTGGTGGGACTAATCCTGAATCTAATAATTATTTTAGAATTCAGTATGCCGCTTCTCAGTATGGACAGTATTTTATCCCTAATAATGAGTTTGTTGGTGGGTTAAGACAGGGCCAGATTCAGATTTACCTTGTGAAGTCGTTGATTGATTCTAACGGCCTGAAAAAGGTGGATTGGAGTGACTATGATATTTTCTGGCGTGTACAGAGTGTTACTATTAGTGCCTCTCTGTCTCGTGAGGTTTTATCTGAGCTTGGCCACTTTAAGCCTTATGCAAGGTCTATTACCTATCCTATTCCTGTTACGGTATCTATTGAATCTACTGACTCGGATACAGAAATGTTTGCTACTCTTTGTGGCAAAAATTTCTCTAATGTTCCCCGTGGTACAGAGGTTTCAATTGATGACTTGTTAAAGAATCTTAATCTTGTTGTTAAGTTGTTCCGTTATACTGACGTTCAGCGCAAAAAGATTAAGACGCTCTTACAGCAGGAAGGGGCTACCACTAATGATCTGGCTGGCTGGGTTGAAGCTGAGTCTGCGCTTAGAGAACAGAATTCTTCGTTGCTTGCTTATGGCGGCACGAACCTTTTTGCTGACAAAGCTGCAAGAGATCAGAATGGGACTACCTATTATGTTCACGATTTAGCTCCTATGAAGGTTGTTTCAGTTAGAGAACTTATTCCAACTGACGAAGGGCAAACCCTGAGCATAGGCTCAAATGCCACACAATCTTTTAGTTTTACTGCATACAATATGTGTGTTGGTATTGGGGCGGCTTCTCCGCAGACGTTGAGTATTCCTCCTTCTGGGGCTGGGTATTACTTGCTGAACGGCTCTGGTGACAGCGCTTATGATATTGGGTATCTTGGGCTTGCAATTAACACTTCTGGCGCTGATGAGGTTATGGGTGTGCAATTTGTTGAGAATGGGGTTGCTGAATATTGGGCCGCATTTAAATGGGGTCAGACGCTATCGGGCGATACCTCCGACACGTATTAATGTAAATTAATATCAACAATTTGTTTAGAGAGGGCTTGACGCCCTCTCTTTTTTTTGCTATCATATTGGTATGAGAAAAAAATCTCCACAATCATTTTTTAATGAAGTATGCGAACATATAAAAAACTACTCTAAGGAGTATAATCTCCTTTCTTCTGAAAAAGATGAGATGATTATAGTTAAACATCTTGTATGTGGAACTGTTTTTCAAAAATCAAAGGATTCTTATCGTGCTCATCCTTTTTGCAATAATAAAGAATGTATTCAAAAATATAAAGATGATAATATGATATCAAAGTATGGAGTAAAAAATCCATCTCAGGTTAAAGAATTTAATGATAAACGAAAACAAACTTTTATTAAAAAATATGGCGCAAAAAACCCATTTCAAAATGAAGAAATAAAACAAAAATCAAAAGAGACAATGATAAAAAAGTATGGTGTAGAACATAATTCTAAACTAGAAGATCATATAGAAAAAGTTAAGGCGACAAGTTATGAAAGATATGGTGTTGATTGGTTTTCTAAAAATAATGAGATAAAAAATAAAATTAAAAAAACAAATTTAAAACGCTATGGCGTAGAGCACGTGTTACAAGATAAAACAATTATTGATAATGCAAGAAAAGAAAAATTTTATCATTTTTTTGTTAATAATATATTAAAATATAAAAATGTTATTCCATTATTTAGTGCAAATGATTATTATGGTACAAGAAAAAATGGTGTTATTTATTATAAATTTCAATGTAAAATATGTAAAAATATTTTTGATAGTGCTATTGCCTATAGCCAACCAAGATGTATGAAGTGTTTTCCAATTTTTAATGGTTCTTCAAATATTGAAAAAAATGTACAGAGCTGGCTTTCTGGTTTGATTAATATTAAGTGTAATAAACGATTTTTTGTTAATGGGAAATATAAATATGAGCTCGACGTTTTCATAGAAGAGAAGAAAATTGGGATTGAGTTGAATGGGCTGTATTGGCATAGCGAAGTTAGTGGTGGGAAGGATAGAAATTATCACCTTGATAAAATGAAGTGGTTTAATGAGCAGGGGATACAAATAATTCAGATTTTTGATTTTGAGTGGATTGGGAAACAAGATATTGTAAAATCTATTATTAAGGCAAAGCTTGGTTTGATAGATAAGAATATTTATGCAAGGCAATGTAAAGTTGGTATTGTAGATGGCAAAATTGCAAACAAGTTTTTAATGGAAAATCATATACAGGGGCATGTGCCATCGAATGTAAAAGTTGGATTGTTTTATGGTGATGAGCTTGTAAGCATTTTAACATTGGGTAAATCACGTTACAATAAAAAGTATGAATGGGAAATATTGCGTTTTTGTAACGCTTTGAATACCAATGTAGTGGGTGGTTTTTCAAAGATGTTGAAGTTTTTTACTGAAAATTATAAACCAAAATCAATAATTACTTATGCAGATGCACGATTTTCAGATGGTGGGTTGTACAGAAAAAATGGTTTTACCGAGATGGCATTTTCAAAACCTAATTATTTTTATACTCAAAAATATGATGGCTTGGAAAGCCGGGTTAAATACCAGAAACATAAATTGAAAGATAAATTGGAAACCTTTAACCCAGAACTAACCGAATGGGAAAATATGCAGCTTAATGGATTTGATAGGGTGTGGGATTGTGGTAATTATTGTTTTGTTAAAAATTAAATTATTTCTTGCTTTATTTTAAAAGGTATGCTATATTAAACATATGGAAAATCGGCAACAGTATTATAAAGAATATTTGGTCATGTCTGATGATCAAAGATATTTTGGTAAAAAAATAGAAGAAAAAGTGATTCCTTTGTCAGGGAAATTCCTTGATTATTTGGAAATTATTTTTTCTACTTTAAGCATGAATGAACCAAAACATCAGGATCTATTAAAAGAGATTCGTTCAAAAGTATTAAGAGATAGCAATGATGCTGTTAGAAAATTGCTTACAGATTTGAGTGAATTTTCTTTGTCAAGAATAAATAAAGAAATTATTAAGTTTAAAAATAAATAGAGGTGCGGAATGGAAGAGAATATTGTTCGTGGGCGTGGAAGAAGGAAACAAATTTTAGAAGATGAAAATGTTAAAGAAATTCTTAATGAAGAAGTTGAAGATGGGACGGATGATGATTCTGATGTAGAAGAAAATATTTCTGTTCCTCGTTTACCACAACCAAATAAAGAAATTTTGGCTTCTGATGAAGAGTTAAAAACAGGTAAAAGATCTTTTAAGGTTGAATATAATGGCGTTGATATTACGCTGAGTGTTAGAAAACCAACTACAAAAGAAATTGAAATTGCAGATTGGGAATTCTCCAGATATTTTAATAAAGCAATTACTCAAGGCATTATCCCGGAGGGGAGAATGCTTGAAATTTTGAAAGAGCAGGGTGTTTGGAGTGACGAAAAAGATAATGAAATCAATGAGTTAACAAAAAAACTTGTTGAACTTGAAGAAAAACTTACCGTCATTAATGAAGAAACTCGTGATTATGATGTTCTTATTAAAATTAAGAAAGAATTGAAAGATACGAGAAATGAGATTTGGACTAAAAGAATTACAAAGCAACAATATCTTACACATACCGCAGAAAATAAAGCCGATGAGCATAGAAATAAGGTTATTGTTAGTTTAGTTACAGAATATAATGAAGGCCCAAAAAAGGGGAAGAAATTTTTTGAAAGTTTAGATCATATGTTAATTTTTGATAATCAAATTCTTGTTAATGTTTGCATGGTAAACTATATGACTCTTTCAAATGGGCTTGCAACAAACTTCCTTGAAAACGCATTTCCAGAAGATAAAAAAGAACAATGGGAAATTGAGGAAGAGAAAAGACGAATGTAACAATGAAAGAAAATGTCTTTAATTTTATCAGATGAACAAATTGAACAATACTTATCGGAAATTACAACAGGTCTTAAATCTGTAATTATAGACATTAGTGACTTTTTGTCTGAAAAAGCGCCAACAGAGAATATACAAAAAAAATATAAATTTATTTTACGACACCCTTCTTTAATAGAGCGAAGAATTGCAAATATGCGATATAATGATGCATATGCAAAAGCTCAAGAGGAAGGGTTTCGTTCGTTGTCAGAGTTAGAAAAAGATTTCATTGAAAAATATAATTTATATACTGAGAATGATAAAAAAAGAGAAGATTATTTGCGGGCAGAGATTGATGTCCAAAATGCCTTATTTAAGGCCGCAAAACAACCTTCATATAAAGAAAAATATAGAGAGTCTTTAGAGGCTGCAAAATCAAAATATTTTAATTGGGTTTTTAAAAAGTTAAAATATAATGACCATACACGGGAATCTATTTCTGATAAAGCAAGAATTTTATATTTAGTTTCTGTATGTACATTAGATTATGCAACGTTAGATCAGTATTGGGAAAATGAAGATCAATTTTACAATAATAATGATGCTATATTCAATAGTTTAGTATTAAAAAGACTTCAAATTGAATTAAAAGATTTTCTTGTTGGATACGAGACTCGTGTTTTAAGGGCGATTGCAAGGAGTAATCAATGGAAATCAATTTGGTCTATTTCATTAAAAACTGGCGCTCCATTATTTGGTGTGCCATTAACTGGTGGTAAAAATATTTTTGATGGGCCTGTGTCTACTTGGACACATGCTCAAATACAATTATGTAATTGGTCTATGCTGTATGATAGCGTAATGAGTGGTATGGAACCGCCACCAAATAGTATTTATGAAAATGATGAATTATTTGATAAGTATGTTTCAAAGCTTGTAGAAAAGCAGGAACGGGAAAGGATAAAGAATTTAGGAGCTTCTGGTGGAAGTGCTTACGATCATGGTGATGTTGTCGTAATTGACCCACAGGAAAAAGAACTCCTTTTTGATGATAAAGGAAATTTAAGGAAATAGGTATTTTATAATGCCGAAGAATGAGAATATTAAAGTATCCGGCAATTTAGATATAAATATTACTTTTAGTAATTTAGATAGCCAATTACAAAAATTAAAATCACAAAAATTAGTTTTAGATATACAGCTTCCATCTCAATTAAATGCTTCTTTAGATAAAGTAATACAACAAACTTCATCTACTGCAAAAGCATTTAATGAAATAAAAAGCGCTACTAATACCATTTCAATTGAAAATTTTGCAAAGCAATCTGTAAATGCAAATACTGAAATTAAAAAATTAAAGCAAAATATAGATAGAATTGGCTCAGAAATGTCAAAAATGGGTAATAAAGCGTTATTTGACCCAGCGTCAGCAACAAAGCTATCTAATCAATTAAAAGCACTTGAAAATAATTTTGAAATTTTAATTAAAAAGGCTTTAGAATTAGGTAAAGTAAAACTTACTGGGTCATTACAGGATGATTTAGATAAGCTTAGTCATAAAAAAGGGTTTGCCAATTTAGCAAGTCAAATTGCTAATTTATATAATGCAAATCAGCAAGTTATTTCATCTACAGATCAAATAAGTGAAAGATATACAAGGGCTAAAAATGCCATTGAACAAATGTCTCCTGCTGGTAGAAAATATTTATCTATTCAACAGCAAATGGTGTTAGCTGCTTTTGATTCAGTTAGAGCTTTTCAAGGACTTAAAGATGCCGGGGCTGTTTATGATTTTTTAAATAACAGAGCTGGGACAACAACTCAAACTTTGTTTTCGCAAGGTATTGCAATTGGTAAATTAAATACACAAATTGATAAAACTGGTAAAATAGTAAATCAAACAATATCACAATCTGGAAAAATTTATGGAGCAATAACAGGTGGAACCAAAGCTCTTGTTGGAAGAATAGCAACGTGGGCAACTGGTATGATGGCATTTTATGGAACAATTCGTCTCGTAAAAGATTCATTAAAAATTCTTGATGACGTAGAAATGCAATTGGCTCAAATGCGAATTGTTATGGATGAAACGACTACAAACTTTGATACATTAACAGAAGCTGCTGTAAATATGGCAACAAAATATGGCGTTGCGCTTGGTGATACATTAAAAGCTATGGTTGTGTTTGCACAACAAGGTTTAACACAAAATGAAGTTATTAATTTAACTGAAGCGTCACTGCTTGCATCTAACGTTACAACATTAAAGGCATTTGAGGCAACTGAACTTTTAACTGCGGCAACAAAACAATTTAAATTATCTGCTGATGATGCAATTTCTGTAGTTGATAAATGGACAAATGTTGCTGCAAGAAACGCAGTCACTGCAAAAGTTTTAGCTGATGCAACAAAGCGCGTTGGCGTTAGTGCTCGTTTAGCTGGTATTGATATAGATTTTTTCAATGGTATTGTTACTTCAATTGGTGCTGCAACAAGGCAGTCCGGCGATGAAATTGGGACATCTTTAAGATATATATTTAGACAGTTTAAGTTAGAAAATGCTATTAAGGCGTTGCAGGACGTTGGAATTGCTGTATATTCTACTGGTTCTGCAATGGCTAATATTGGAACAGATTTTAGAAGTACAAAAGACGTTATCGAAGAAATGGCTGCAAGCTGGAAAGGTATGTCTGATATGCAGCAGGAAAATATAGCGCTTGCGCTTGGGGGAAGGAGGCATTATAACTCAGTTAAGGTTTTAATGGAAAACTGGGATGATGTTGTTAAAGCTCAAATAGATTCTCAAAATTCTTGGGGATCTGCTATGACAAAGAATGAAGTTATAATGCAGACTTTTTCAAAGACAGTACAATTAATGAAAAACGAATTTACAGCATTAGTTGTATCTCTTGGAAATTCTGGTGGATTGACTTCAATATTAGATATGTTAAAAATGGCTGTTAGCACAGGCGGGGCGTTAATTAATGTTTTTATGACATTACTTGGCCCATTTAAAGCATTAATTGGCCCTGCGACAGGGTTGCTTATTGCAATGCAATCTATTTCTGTAGTTGCAAGCAGGCTTGGGCTTGGTAATGCTTTTGCTGGGTTGGTTGGTTCAATGAAGGCATCAGTTGGGCTTGGAACAACAATGCTGGCTCAATTATCTGGAGAAGCTAAATTAAATACTGTAATTAATTCTTTAATGAAAGAAAAAATTACATATGAGACTGTTGAATTAAAAGTAAGGGCACACCTTAATGCATTTGGTTTAACTGAATTTGCTAATCAAAAAGCAATTGTTGATATGTTAAGCAGCCAGCTTCTTATTGAAAAAGGAATTTTAAATGTACAAACAGAACAAGTTACGCTTGGCTCTGTTTTAGCAAATCAAAAAAAAGTTAATTTAGCTTTAACTGGACAATTAAGCGCCGCTGAATCTGCAAGTAGTTTAAAGGGTGCTGGAATTGGTGCAGCATCTTTTGTATCAAGAGCGTTTAAGGGAGAAACTGGCGGTAAAGAGTTTTCTATTGCTTTTAGAACTGCTGCAATGAGTGCGGGGATGGCTGCCGAAGGGGCTTCAAAGGCTTCTGCCGCATTTGGTGTTGTTAAAACTATGCTTGGTGGTGTTCGTGCTGCTGCGGGGGCTTTACTTGGAACAATGGTTAAATTATTACCATTGTTGCTTGTTGGTGGCGCAATTTATGGGATTGTTAAACTTGTAGAAAGCTTTGGCAAAGCTAATGATTCCGCTGGGGAATTTTTAAAAACACAAAAAAGTCAATTAGATTATTATAATAAAATTTTATCAACACAATCTCAACTTATTATTCAACTTAAAAAAGAATCTGATTTAAGAAGTAGCATGAAAAACAGTGGTTCTACAAAAAGAGATGATGTTGAAAATATAAATAAACAAGCTGAACTTTATGATAAAATTGCTGAAAAGTTTCCAACATTGGTTGTTGGTTATAATGAATATGGAAAAGCAATACTTGACGCAAATTATTTATTAGCAGATGGTAGTGTAAACATAGAAAAAATTATTAAAGAAAGTGAAAAACTTACGCTTGATGCTAAATTGAAAAAAATATCTGTTCAAATTGAATATATATCAAAATCGTTTAAAGATATGTATGATAGAACTGGATTTTTGGGTATTGATTCAAGCGCCATACAAGATTTAAAAGAATATAGCGATAAATTATTATATATAAGAAAACAAATTAAGAATGTTAAAAGTGGTAAAAATATAGAAGATATAGGAAGAATGGAAGACATAATAGGAATTGGTGAAGATCTTGCAAGTATGAATTTATCTAAATCATTTGATATTATGATAGGTGGGCAAGTATCTGTATTTAGTGCAAAGTTTATGAGCTGGATGAAAGAGGCGGAACAGGCGGCGGCTGCTGGTTTTGAAAAATATAAAACACAAGTTTCAAAAAAAATTAACGATGTGAATAGAACTCTTAATGATATAATTTCAAAAGCTGGTGGTGGATTAGCTTTTTCGGCATTGTATGCAGAAGGTGATTTTGATAAAGAAGATTCCCCATTGGCTCGTATTTTTAACCTTTATCAAAAAGATGCCCAGCTATATTTTGGTGGTGATAGTGATAAAGCATTTCAAATGACCTTTACAAACTTCTGGGGTAGATTTTTTAAGGGTAATGAAAAAATATTTATGGCCCTTGCACAAGATTCAAGAGATAAATTAGCAGATGCTTTATTAGATGTATCAAATTTTGATTTCACAAAAGTTTTTGCTAATTTATCAGCAGATGATGTCAGTTATGGGATTAAAAATTTCTTTCAAAATGTAACTTCTGTTATTGGTGATGAAATTAAAAGAACTGGAAATCTTGTTGATATAAATCAATTTTTTGAAAATGTTGCTTCCCGTTCAGATTTACAGGGTGGTGATAAAGATAAAGCATTCCAAGATACTTTTGAGAAAATAGTACAAGGCCGCTTTTTTATTATCCAAGATTCAATGGGTAAAATAAGAAAATTTTATAGTGATGAAAACAAAAGAACAATTGAGATTATGACACAGGGTGGAGTGCAAACTACAAGAGAAGTAAGTACACAAGCTATAATGCCAAGCGCTGGCGAAAAATTTAGTATTATTAAACAAGAAAAAGATAAATCTGGTAGTAAGTTTTTTACTTCTTTGTCAAAAGAAAGTAAACTACTTGAAAATATGATTAAGCTGCTTGGCACACAAGTACAAATAGTTGAACATTATAATAATTTAGTAAAAGACAATTTAAATGATTGGAAAGATATATATTCAGTTGGTTTTCAAACTGGCGCAGTAATTGAAGGTGTTGCTGATAAACAGGTTTCTGCTGCGGCTGCTATAAATGCCCGTGTTGCTGCGGCGGCCTCTATTGTTAGAGACTTGGCTATTCCAAAACTTGAGCTTGGTGAAGCAAGTATTAATGTTGAAAGACAACAATTGGGACTTACTGTTTTAACTGATTTTAACAAACAGTTTGATATTATGTCTACCAATGCTGCTGGCGGTATTCAATTAACTGATGATTTCTTTAATAAGACTTCACAAAGTTATAAAGATATGTCAAAGGACTTAGAATTATTCAGTAGAATTAGTGGTATCAAAGTAAATGCAGATGACTTTTTTCCTGATAAAGCAAAAATTAAAACAAGAGCTAATGAAATATACAATACATTTGAACAGCGTATGAAACAAATGGCTCCAATGCGTTTAGATACAGATGAATATAATAAGCAAATGACTGGTTCTTTAAAGAAATTTAAAGATGCATATGGCAAATTGAATAAAATGACTGGTACTGATCTTGATAGTACTTTTTGGGAAAAAAGTACATATCGTATGCGTGAAATTGAAAAAGGTCAGAAACCTTCTGAGAAACAGCAATTTAAAGATACAGCAATGTATCTTGCTAAACAGGAAGCTATAAATGCTGTAATTCAGAAAAGAAATGATTTAGAAATGAAAGCCATTAATCAGACTGTTAAAGCATATGATGTTTATATAAATAAATTAGATAAAGTTACTCAATATTTAACACAAAAATTATCTATAACAACAGATCCATTAGCACAACAATTAGTAACTAGTGAATTATTGTTAGTTTCATTACAAAGGCAATTGGCTGCACAAGAACAAATTAATTCTATATCAAGAGCAACGTATAACCTTTTTGAGGGTCGTGCCACAGTTTCTTCACAAGAATTAGTTAATAGATTAAGACCCGGTGTTGTAACACGGAATCCAAATACAGAGCTTGCATACAATAATGCACTACGTGGGACAGGGCTTGTATAT